TTTCAAGTAGCCAAGGTGTTGCTTTATTATCTGAATTGCACAAACCAAACCGTAAAGCATGGTTGGATTATGCAATCAAGCAGGGGTATGTGAGAGAAGTTGAAGTTGAAGAAATATTTAAAGTGGGTGATGTTATAGAGTTTATAGAAAAGACACATGATGTAGAAAGTAGATATATTATAAATATCTGTAGACAAGACGCCATATGTTTAAACAGTAAAAAAGGCACTAGGTGGATAGATATGTTCCAGGTTGAAGATGTCGGAAGCATAAAGTATGAAGAAATATATAACAAAATACGTAAAAATTTTAAGAAAGTAGGCAATGGAATAAATTTTCTTCTATAAGGATTAGGCTGGACAAAACGGATATACAAAAGATTAACTTTTATTATACGGCAGTGTGGCGGAATGGTAGACGCTGAGACTTCAAGGTCAATATAATGTTTGAGTTTAAATGGGCTCAAACACATAAGCTTGAAAAGTCAACCCGGGATAAGACTCAGTAGAGAATCAAAACATTGCAGGTTCGAATCCTGCCGCTGCCATTGAATATAAAGGATATATTTATGAAAAAATATAAAGTTGAAATTCCAATTACAGGCTTTATTTCGGTTGAGGTTGAAGCTTGTAATAAACAGGATGCAATAAAAAAAGCATTTGAATACGATGATTTAACTGTAAGTAATATCGAAAATTGGGAGTTGCATGAAAAAATTGTAGAAGGTGTAGAAGGTACTGTATTTCATGGCCTTTTAAATGAAATTGAAGTTGAGGAAATATAAAAACAATAGGAGATAATTATGGAAACAATGATAATGCCAGCAATAGATCAAATTGAATCTACAAAAAGATATTCTAATTTTGGATTTGATTGGTCTAAGACAGTAATTAAGATACGGAAACTTTCAGATTGTGAATATCTTAGACAAAAAGCTTTTCAATTAACTTCTGCCGGAAATAGAGACTTTACAATTTCAGATGAAGATTCTTTTATGATGTCTCATTCACCTACAAGACTTGATATGTTTTTCATAGAAATGTACAATATTCCTAATTATTTAAGTGTTCATCTTGTCAGACATGGTAAATTTGCTGAGCATTTTGTTAAAACAGGCCGGGAAGATAGGAATGGCCCTGATAACGAAAACAGATGGTCGCCAAAAGACCACGGTATTTTTACAAACGCTCAAGAAATAATGCAAATTTCAAGAATGAGGCTTTGTGAAAAGGCAGATAGAAATGCTCAATTCATGCTTGAATGTTGGAAATTAGGTTTGTCTGATTTATCTCCATATCTTGCCTTAAATATGATTCCAAAATGTGTGTACAGGAATGGAATTTGCGATGAAGGCAAGATGACATGTGGTAAATTAAGGCTAAAAATGAAAGAGAATAAAGACTATTTTGCTCAATTCAAAGATAAAAACATATGCCGGAATGAATAAATTAAAAATCTTATAGGAGATTGATTATGAACACGGAGGAAAGCCAAAAACTGGCGTGGTTAATGTCGGGTTTATTGACTTATCAGGTGATTTTATGCACGAAGGAGAAGACATGATTGGATATGCACATGGACAATACTTTGCTGTTGTTGCTGTTGATAATATTTTTAGCAATGGTCATATTATTGATTGGGCTGAAAATGTACCTAATAGCATCAAAGAGCTTGAATATGAGAACAACTGGCTTGGTGAAACAGAATTTAAAGCTGTTGAGTGTGGAATGTATATTGCACGGCTCAGTATTGATGATACTGAGGCAGATTGGGAGCTAATCATTGATGATGACAAAAATATTTCAGGATATGAGTTAGTTGGTTTTTTAAATCAATTTGTGGCCGATCTTGAAGCACAGGTTTACAGCTAACGAAATGCTCAGTGGCGCCGTACCGCGCCACTGAGCCTGACCGATTACCACAAACCGCGACGCGGTACGGCGTCCACTGGAGCTAATTGTTATGCCTAAATTCAGAAAGAAACCAGTTGTAATCGAAGCCATGGAGTGGAACGGAACCAACCTGCGGGAGGTGATCGACTTCACCGGCCTGCATCCGTCGGCAGAAAAATGGACGTGGGAGGAATACGAAGCCGTGGTTGCATCCGAGGGGCTCAAGATTTTCACCCTCGAAGGACCGCACAAGGCCACTGTTGGCGACATGATAATCAAAGGCGTCCACGGTGAGTTTTACCCATGCAAGCCTGACATATTCGCCAAGACCTACGAACCGGTAGAAGCATAACAATTATCTTGGCTAAAAATTGAAAAAATATGGAGTGTGCCGGAATGAAAAAGAATAAAAAGGCTTATAAATGAATAGACATAAACAGAACTGGTCAGCTATGGGGCCGGGATTTTCAGATCCAGATAGGATAAAACCTGTTTCTGAATCTGAATATTATAGGCTTATAAGAATAACTTTTAATAATCCATATCCTCAAGATTGCCTTTCAAATTTACTTGAGGCTATACGAAAAATTAAGAAGGAGCTAGAAATATGAAATATGAACAATTTAAACCAAAAGGAAAATATGAAGATAAAGGCTCTGAGCTTGGTAAACTGGTAGACGAAAAGCAAGCCGCTTATGGGGACAGCTTTGGCAAGTCAGGTAAAATAATTAAAATACTTTATCCGGACGGAATTAAGCCTAAGCAATACAAAGATGCCCTTGCAATTGTCAGAATTATTGATAAGCTTTTCAGGATCGCAAATGACAAGGGTTATGGGGGTGAAAACCCTTTTATGGATATTGCCGGTTATGGTTTATTAGGGAGTGTGCAAGATGCTAAATAAAACAGAAGAAACACAATTTTTAAACGGTTATAGATGTGTTGAGGAAGAAGTCTTTTCAAATGCGGTACAGCATGGATTCTGGGATGGTGAACGTAATTTTGGCGAAACAATCTCTCTTGTTCATTCTGAATTGTCAGAAGCACTTGAAGCAATGCGGGCCGGAAATCCTGAATCTGAAAAAATACCAAGTTTTAAAAACGTTGAAGAAGAACTTGCTGACGCAGTAATTAGAATAATGGATTTATCCTGTGGACTTAAACTTGACGTTGCAGGTGCAATAATCGAAAAAATGAAGTATAATAAAAATAGACCGTATAAGCATGGGAAGGAGTTTTAAAAATGACTTGTAAATTAATTGTTGTTGGGAATCTTGTAAAAGACCCAGAGATGAAATATACCCAGAGAGGCACAGCCGTTGCAAACATAACTCTTGCAAGTGAGAGAAGAGTTAAAAAAGGCGATGAATGGGAAAAAGAAACAGAATACACGCCGTGCTTTTGTTTTGGAAAAGTTGCTGAGACAGTCTCAAAATTCATGGCTAAGGGCTGCAAGATGTATGTTGAGGGGGAAAAGATTACAGAAATATTTGAAAAGAACGGCGAGAAGAAGTATTTTACAAAATGTCGGATTGATAATTTTGAGTTTTTATCCTGGCCTAAAAACAGTAATAATAATCATAATCAAGAAAATTTAGGGCAGTATGATAATAGTAATTCAAATATTGATGATGACATTCCATTTTGATAATAAAAACAAAGGCTTGTATAAATGGAAACAAAAATAATTGTAAAAGGCAAGCCAATTGCAAAAGCCCGTCCAAGATTTGCAAGGGCAGGTAAGTTTATCAAAACATATAATGCACAAGAATCAGAAGAAGGTAAATTTTTGTTGTTGGCAATTGAGCAGATAAGCCATATTTTTGAAGGCCCTATTGAATTAACTATGTTTTTTTATATGCCAAGACCAAAAAATCATTATGGAACTGGAAAAAACGAAGGTGTTTTAAAAAAGTCTGCTCCGATATTTCACACAACAAAACCGGATATCGATAATTTAATAAAATTCCCGCTTGATATTTTAAATGAGGTCGCATGGAAAGATGACCGGCAAATTGTAAAAATTACGGCGGTTAAAGAATATTCTGAAACCCCCAGGACAGAAATTTTAATTAAGGAGGTTTAAAGATGGGTGATATAAGTAAAAATTTTAACAGGTCTGAGTTTGCGTGCAAATGCGGCTGCGGTTTTGATGCAGTTGATAAAGAATTGGTGTGCGTGCTTGAACTTGTGCGAAAAAACTTTAATGCACCTGTAATAATTAACTCCGCTTGCAGGTGCTTAGAACACAATCGAAGCGTTGGCAGCAAAGACACAAGCCAGCATGTAAAAGCAAAAGCAGCTGATATTGTAGTTAAAGGCGTTAAGCCTCAATTTGTGTATGATTATTTAAATGATATTTTCTCAGATAAATACGGCATAGGCAATTATGAAACATTCACGCATATTGATGTAAGAGATAAAAAAGCCAGATGGTAAAAAAGACTTGAAATAATATTACAAATTTGTTACTTTTGTTTAAAATTAAACGGAGGTGATTAAATGACAGGTTTTGAAATTGTTGGAATTATGGGGACTACTGGTTTTGTCGTAAGTGAAATTATAGGGCTTATTCCTGAAAAATATGTTAAACAATCTGGTGTATTAAGCGTAATACTCGATACTGCAAAGGCGTTAACAAAGTTTAGGAGATAATTTTTTTGTCTGATAAGGTTATAATTTCACTTATTGTTTTTCTTTTCTCTTGCGGGTTTGGGCTGTTCATCTATTTTATGAAAAAATATTTTGACCTGGTGAAAGAACACCTTGAGTCATTGTTCAATCCGCTTAGAGAATTGTTAAGGCAGAATGCAAAGGCAACACAAAATTTGTGTGATAGGCTTATGGAAATTGAAAAAACATATCCTCAAAAGTTTGTCCACCTTAACCGGCAAGAACCACGCTGCCAGAAAAACGAAAAGATGTTATTTAGGCATGATTCAGACATCAAGGTTTTAAAAGAAAAAACTTCTGGCTTTTTTTCAAAAAACTAAGCTGCACCAATAAATAAAACCGGGGCAGTAAAACATAAAATAATTATCCCAGACATACACAAAAAATAAAACCCATCGATTAAAAACAATTCATATAACATAAAAAAACCTCCGTATTTATACGAAGGTTAAAGCACTTGACTTTTTAGGTCAATTGTTTTATTGTCTATATACTCCTTTTAAGTTGTTTCTTATCTCCTGTGGGCCGGGTTAAAATCCGGCCTTTTCTTTTATTTATCCATGTTTCTTTTTTGCCATGTTTCATTGACAAATTTGACAGCACTTTCAGGGAAAACCCAACTCCTTCCAATTTTCCGGCAGCCGACGTTTGAAGAAATTACATCTATTTTTGTTTTCAGCCAGTTATAATTTCGGCCTGTTTCCTCCGCCAGCTCGGCGAGAGTGTATTCTTTTATTATTGTTTGCATTATTTTATATCCTTTTTAAACTCCGTTAAAATAAATTCCGTTAAAACACCTTCTTTGAAAAATTTTCCGTCAGCTCAAGATCATTTTCCTATGATCCCTTTTCTTTTCTTCAGCACTACATCTCTGGTCTTGATACAATCTGATTTATGTTTCTTTGTATGCCTGTAATATAGATTGAACCATAACCAGCTATTGAAGAATTTTGCAGCCAGGCTTTTTAGTTTAGCAAGCATTAGCATAAAACTCGTTACAGCATGAGCTTATAATTTCTTGCAAATTCCAAATATGATTATCAGGGATTCTAAAAATTGGATTAAAATAATGATCTATTGTAAAACCAATTGTATTATTTTCCTCCGCAAGAATAGCAGATATAGGATATTCAAACTCAATATCAAATGAGTATCCAATTACAGTCTTAAAAATATCGATATTCTGTGACTGAATTAACTCTTTTTGTTTACGTTGTTCTTTTGCCTCTTTAGATTCAAAATTAACCACAAAAGACTCTTCTGCTGTTAGTTCTGATTTGCTCATTTTAAACTCCGTTGTTTTAGTTTTTATCAATAAAACCCATAAAATGTTTATAGGCTTTATTTGTAGCCGGATAAACTCCGGCTTATTTTGTTAATCTTGAGTTCTAATAGGCATAATCATATACTGGAATAGCCTATCAGGTGTTTCAAACATTAAGTGCTGACGGTTATCTTTGTAATATACTGACCATTCAGAGGATAAATCTTTAATGTTTTTAACTAACTCAAAATTGAAAACACAATTTGTTTCTAATATCAAATTGCATATTTGGTATGCAAAAGTTGTTGAATCCTTAGAATCTATTGTGATTTTTGTTTTTTGATACTCGTATGACATATCTATAAAACTTTGAATGTCGGGGTAATTACAATCTAAATCTTCTTTTACAAGAAAATACTCTTTAGTAGATTTTTTTATAAAACTGTAAAACCCATTTTCAAGATCGTTTAAAATATCATGATCTAATCTTGCCAGTTGTTTTCCGTCACTGGCGGTGATTTTATCATTATTTTTATAAAAGTATCTCATATAAGGCTGATAGCTTTTTTCTTGTAACATTTTGTTCATAGCTATTAACTTATCAATCAACCCTTGATAATTCTGTGTAATTTTTAAGCTTGTATTCATTTTTTCTCCTTAAAATAAATTCCGTTATAAGCAAAACATTATTACAATAAAAACATATGCCATAGGCATACATGCAATAATACAAATTAATTCCGCTATGTCTATTTTTTCGGTCTTTGATGGTTTGTCTGTTAGATATTTGTAGTCCATTTTTATTCCTTTCTTGCCGGGTTATCCCGGCTTGATTATATTTTATTTTTAGCCCTTAACACTGGACACATAGAATATTTTCCGCAAGGATAAAAAAATTCTGAATCCTCTGATCTATGTATTTTAGCTTTTTTTTCTTCATGGCTGTCTGGATCAATGAAGAAAACTGTTTTATCAGTTCTCCTTGTAACCTGTATTTCAGATATTAGACTGGCGTCACATATCCATCTATGCTTGTATGTTGAACCTGGTTGGAATTTTTCCATTTTAAACTCCGTTTTAAATTCCGTTGTCAAACAAAAAAAGCCACACAGAACAAATCTGCATGGCTTAAATATTATATTTCTACTAGCTGCCAGCCTTCTTTGGCTGTAACTGATATTATTTTTCCGTTAGGGAGCTCTTTTTTTTCCCTAACGTCGTTGTGGAAAACATACACGGAAGGAACTTGTCCTGAAAATCCGTTTTCCACTTTTGAGCAGGCATCCATGAAACCTGCATTTTTGGCAAGTTCAGCCAGCAATACAGGTATTGGCGAGCAAAAGACAACATCATCTTTTGAAAGTTCTTTTGCTCTTGCCTTTATTTCTTCCAAAGTCCAGCCGTCAGCCGGAACTTTGTAAAATTCCCAGCTGTTAAACTGGGAATTAAGGATTTTTTCTTGTTCTGGCAGAAGGTTGTGTTGTTCGTTGATAATTACTCTTACCATAATACCTCCGTTAATTATTGATTGCATTAAGCGGAACTGTGTATATAATTCCGCTATTATTGATTTGTTTTACAATATTGCCTAATTGAGTATCGGTAACATGATCATTATAGGCAATACCTATTATTTTTGTTTTTTCCGGAATTATCCAATATTCCGGTCTTCCTTCATTAACCCACTGATCTGTGTTATCAGCGGTAGCCTTTCTTGTGCCGTCGCTGTTAATTTCAGACCAGCAGTCATATGAAAATGACTCTTCTGGAGTTCCTTCTACAATAATACCGATTACAGGCTTATTGTAGTTCCTGATTAATTGTCTTGCTCCAAGGTCAGAAAAACAAACTTGACCTTGAATAGCCATAAAATCAGAAATCTTAGGGATTCCGTTATTACAAATATGAATATATTGTCCATATTTGTTTGGTAAATCTCCTGAAATTTTATAAAAAACAGGAAAATACTCATCAAAAGAGTTATAGCTCAACTCTTCTGACATAATTCTATTTTTTTTATTGTTCAGCTTATGCCATGCAGCCGAACAAATATCTAAACAGCTATCTTCTGATACAGATAATTCTGTATCATAGAAAAGATTATATTTTTTCCTTAGATAGCTATTTATATCCATTTTTTACCTCCTTTTTTGTTTCTGTTAAGTATACATTAACACTAATATAAGAACTAAGTCAACAACTATTTTAAAATAATTTAAAAATATTTATACCTATTATATAGGAAATTATTTTATAAAAAAATAAAAATAATTGTTTTTTTTGCTTGACTTAGTGCCGTTAATGGTGTTATTGTGTAATTAAGAGATGAGGAAAGCTAACTTAAAACTAAGGAGATTAAAATGGAACTAACAGAAATGAAAACAAGAATTGAATCTCTGATAGACGAGATTATTGAAAGAAACTTAAGCGGTCTAAATGATGGCTTTAACTTTAACAATCTTACAGCAATGTTGACTGTTGTTGAAAACCAATTAGCCGGCAAAACATCTGCCGGATATGAAATTAAATATGGCGGGAAGGTATTTTATGCAAATTATCCTCATGCCAAAGAAGAAGTGCTAAGGTTCTTCCCTAGCATGATTAAAGCCTATGAAGTGGTAGTTTAAAATAAATGCCGATCCGGCGGGTTGAAATAACCCTTTACAAAACCTTACAAAATTGTTACATTAAGGCTGTCAGAAATGGCAGTCTTTTTTTTGTTTTATATTTAGTTAATTGGCTAATTTAGGAAATGTGAATGGCAAAACGTGGCAGACCTCGGAAAGATCAAAATATAGATATTGAGCAGGTTAGAAAACTAGCTGAAAAGGGCTGGACTGATGCTGAAATGTCTGATTTTTTCGGTGTTACCCGCACAACTTGGCATAATTGGAAAAAAGAAAATACTGATTTTTTTAACACCTTAAAAGATTGGAAAGATAAGGCTGATCGGAAAGTTGAGCGTTCTCTTTATGAGCGGGCCACTGGTTATAAATGTATAGAGACTAAGGTTTTTAATATAGACGGCAATATGAAAGGGTTGGATATTATAAAGTCTTATCCACCAGACACTACGGCCTGTATGGCGTGGCTTAATAATAGAAAGCCTGAAGACTGGAGATATAAAAAAGATAAAGATGACAACCTCCTTGATGATAAAAATTCTAATATCAATATAAAAATAGAGCTTGAAGATGGCAGACAACAGGATAATTAAAGCAACCATACCACAGGGCAAGTTTCTTGCAATGCCGCAGAAGTTTAAAGCTTTTGTTGCTGGTTACGGTAGCGGAAAATCTTATGTTGCTTGTATGTCATCTTGCATTAATTATGCCAAATTTCCTAAGGTAAACCAGGGTTATTTTGCACCTTCTTACCCTCAGATTAGAGATATATTTTATCCGACAATCGAAGAGGTTGCGGAACGGTTTGGCTTTAATGCGGCTATTAAGTTTGGGAATAAAGAGGTTGATCTGTATTCAGGTAAGCGTTATCTAGGAACGACTCTTTGTAGATCTATGGATAAACCAGAAAGCATTGTAGGGTTTAAAATCGGCCACGCTGTTATTGATGAACTTGATACCTTGCCGACTGAAAAAGCGGAAAATTCATGGCGAAAAATTATAGCTCGCATGAGATACCAAGTTGACGGATTAAGGAATGGAATTGACGTTGCGACAACTCCTGAAGGCTTTAAATTTACTCACAAAATGTTTGTTGAATTGCTTGAGGAAAAGCCAGAGCTTAAAAACAATTATGGATTATTGCACGCTTCCACATACGATAATGAAAAGAACTTGCCTTCTGATTATATACCGAGTTTGCTTGAAGCTTACCCAGAACAATTAATATCAGCCTATTTAAACGGTCAGTTTGTTAACTTGCAGGCAGGCACGGTTTTTTATAATTATGATCGTGAAAAGTGCAGATCAGATGAAAAGATAAAACCTGGCGAGCCGCTTTATATTGGGATGGATTTTAACGTTCAGCACATGGCAGCTACTGTTTACGTACAGCGTAAAGAAAAAGATAAAACAGTTTGGCACGCCGTTGAAGAGGTTAAAGAGGTTTTTGACACGCCAGACATGATAAGAATTTTACAGGAGCGTTATCAATCGGGAGACAAGAAACACTCAATTACTGTTTACCCTGACGCTTCAGGCGGTAGTAGAAAGAGTGTTGACGCTTCAACTTCTGACCTTTCACTTTTAAGACAAAATAGGTTTAGAGTTATTGTAAATAACCGGAATCCTTTTGTTAAAGACAGGCTTCTCTCTATGAATAAAGCTCTTGAATCTGGTCTTGTAAAGATAAATCCTGCTACAGCTCCGACAACATCTAAGTGTCTTGAAAAACAGGCTTATGATCAGAACGGTGAACCTGATAAAAAGAGTGGATTCGATCATCAGAACGACGCGACAACTTATCCGATAGCGTATGAAATGCCAGTAAAAAAACCACTTATAGACATGAACTTTAAATTTTCAGCTTAACAGGTGTAAAATGGGCGAAGTTTTAAATATTGAAGAATATAAAGACCACGTAACATTGTATGATATAAACGGAGCAGCTCACGTTGTACCTGTAGCCTTTTTCTTAGAGGTTAGAGACGGTAAACGAGACATAACAGAGCTTGAAAACTACAAAAATATAATGCCGTCTATAATTGAAGAATGGCTTGGGGGTTTATATGGCGATTAATACAGAACATCCAGAACATTTTAGATATAAAAAATTAGTTGAACTTGTCCGGGATTGTATCGCCGGAGAGGCCGAAATTAAAAGGAAAACTACAAAATATTTGCCAGAGTTTGAGTTTGAGAAAGAGGATTCAAGCCGATATCAAACTTATATTGATAGGGCAGTTTTTGACAATATTACAGGCCGAACTCTTGCAGGATTTTCAGGCTCTATATTTAGAAATCAGCCTAAAAACGTTTTGCCACCGGAGCTTAAATATTTGCTGGAAAATGCTAACGGTGAGGGGCTTGGGTTAGCTGAGTTGGAGCAGTTTTCTTGTGAGGAGACTATGACAGCAGGAACAATAGGCTTTCTGGTCGAATACCCCATGATTGATCTGCAGATTGATGCTGAAACAGAGCAGATACTTAACCCGCAGGCGCATTTAAAGCCTTATATATTTGAGTCTATCCTAAACTATAAAACCTCTATAATTAACGGTAAAACAGTATTATCTCAGGTTGTCTTGCACGAAAAAAGAGAAATTGAAATTACAGAATTTGAGACTGATTATGAGGATATGTATAGAGTGTTAAGGCTTGACGAAAACGGATATTATAACCAACAGGTTTATGATGATTCACATAAGCCTATTACTGAGCCTATTTATCCCAGGAAAGTTGGTCAGGAATTATTCGATTATATCCCGTTTGTTTTTATCGGGGCCTCAAACAATATTTTCAGGTATGACAAGCCTATGCTGTATGATATAGGCACGCTTAATATAGCCCATTTTCGCAACTCTGCTGACTATGAAGAAAACCTTTTTATGCACGGTCAGCTCACAATCGGCATTAGTACATCGCTTGACAACCAGGCATACAAGGAAGCTAATCCTGACGGGTTAATGTGGGGCGCAAGATCTGCAACTTTTTTAGGCGAAAATGGTAATTTTGTAACAGCTTCAGTTCCTGAGAATAACGGTCTTGAAAAAGCCATGCAGCGTAAAGAGGAAAGAATGGTTGCAATCGGGGCAAAGCTGATAATGCAGAACGCAGACAACGAGACAGCAGAAGCGGCAAGGATAAGAAATAGCTCCGAGACTTCAAACCTTACAACTATTGTTAATAATAATACAGCCGGATTTAAAAAGCTTTTGACATATTGTACAGATTTTATGGGCGGCAACCCTGATGCAATAGAAATACAGCTTAATAAAGAATTTTACCCTGAAACCATGACAGCTCAGGAAGCTGCTGTAATGATGCAGCTTGTTGACCGAGGGACAATCTCAGAGGCTGATATGAGATCTAAACTAAGAAAAGTCAACTGGCTTGATTCCGATAGAACTGATGAGGATATTGAAGAAGATGCAGAGAATGATATTAACAATTCATTGCTAGGCAATACAAATGATAACCGAAATATGGCTTGAAATAGACGAACTCAAAGCTAGAGTTAGAAAAATAAAAGATCAATCAGGATTAAGAAATGTGATTCAAAAAGACTTGAACATGATATTTATTTTGAGGTTGAGGGTGATTAATGTCTAATTTAATATATCTTCAAAACTCGCTAACAAAGCACCAGTTATTTCTTCAAAGATATGGCGGCGGTTGGTGGAAAGCAAATAAAGATATTATTGAAGAGGTTGCAGAGTCTATTCAAGCAAGGGTGGCTATTTCTGGATTATCTCAAGACAGGATTGAAATTCTCGCCTTGTTATTTTCTCAATTAGATAATTTGCTAAATGACAAAATAAATGTTATAAAAAATAATATAAGGGGCAAAGTTCCAGAGTTATCCGCTTATGAAGCAGGATTCACACAGAGATTGATGGGTAATGCGGTTGAATCCAGTGTAGTTTTTAAGGGTTTACAGACAAGCTTTTTTGATACGTTCTTTGAAAATGAACCTCTTAAAATGGTTGTTGGTGATGATGTAAGAGAGAGAACTTTAGATCAACTTTTTGATCAATTTACAAAAACGGCACAAAAAGAGGTTAGGTCTAAAATCTTTTCAAGCCTGGCAATGGGTGACACCACGCCAGGCATTGCCAAAGCTGTTTCAGATATGGTTGGAACAAGGACTAAAAGACAAGCTGAAACACTTGTCAGAACTGCTGCAAACCACGTTGGTAATGCTACAAGAGCAAAGTTTTTTGAAGCCAATGACGATGTTTTGCAGGGTTATCTTTATTCGGCAACACTTGACAACCGCACAACTATTTTGTGTGCAAGTAGAGATGGAAAGCGAATCCCTGAAAATGAAGATTGGTCAGTTCCAGCTCATTTTGGATGCAGAAGTGTTCATGTACCTGACGTTAAAGACGAATATAAGATATTTAAAGACGGCGGTAAAAGAGCAAGCCAGTTCGGGCAAGTATCAGGAAAACTAACTTATTCCGGTTTTTTAAGGCGACAAAGCAAGGCTTTTCAAAATGAGGTTTTAGGGCCAAAAAGAGCGCAATTATTCAGATCAGGCAAGTTGACGCTTGATAAATTTGTAAACGATGACGGAGTTCTTTATACGCTTGAGGAATTAAGCAGGCTTGAAGATATAACGATTAATTAATGCGGTAGAGCCGCAAAACATCCCGGAGGGAATAATGGCTTTAAAATATGAAGTAACAGACATTAACGAAGTAGATGAAAACCAGCGTGATTTTTATGAGGAAAAAGATGGGAAATTTCTTCTTAAAGTTGAAGGAATACCTGAGCCAGACACAGGCAATATTGAAGGGCTAAAAAACAAAGCAAATGAGCTTTTGGCCGAAAAGAAGAAAGAGCAGGAAAAAAGAAAAGAGCTTGAAAGGCGACTGGCAGAGCTTGAAAATAAGCCAACCGAAAAAGGCGACGACAAAAAAATTGATGATATTCTTGCACAGCTTGAAGACGCAAAGAATAAGCTCGCTGAAAAAGACAATGTTATAAATGAAATGAATCAGTCAAGAACAAAAGAAAAACTAAGAAGCATGGCAAGAGAAGAAGCCGGAAAACTAACCAAAGATGTTTCAAGGCTTGAGCTTTTAGCCGAAAAAATAGAGTCAAGGCTTTATTATGAAGATGGCAACCTAACAGTATTGGACGAAAACGGCAAACCGACAATATCGCCAGTGGCGGATCTTTCAAGGTCGATTGCTGCAAAATATCCTTTCCTAGTAGATGGAAAAGGAGCAAGCGGGGGCGGTGCTTCCGGTAATTCTGGCAGTGCCAGCGGTGCAACACCTAAATTAAGTGAGCTGACAGACATTGAATTGATTAAGCTCAAAAGAGAGGATCCAGACTCTTACAGTCGGGTCATAAACGAAAACAAATAAGAACGAGGTATAAAATATGGCACTTGTACAGCTAAGTGATATTATTGATGTAACAATCTTCCAGGATCTTCCGGCAGTAGACTCCCCAAAAAAGACTGCTTTTTTTGAATCAGGAGCGGTAATTAGAAACGGTATGCTTGACGGTTTTGCAAATAGCCCAGGTAAAACTGGTGAGCTTCCATTCTGGAAAGATGTTGACGGATCCGAAGAGGTTAACTACTCAACTGATACCACAGACACCGCAACACCAAAAAAGATTATTCAGGGTGAGCAGATTTACAGAAAAGCTTTTGTAAACCAGGGATGGTCAGAATCAGATCTTGCCGCAGAGCTTGCGATGGGTGGAACTGCAATGAGACGAATTAGGGCAAGAGCTGACTCTTATTTTTTAAGACAGTGGCAGCGAAGACTTATTGCCACTTCCAACGGTATTCTTGCGGATAACGTGGCAAACGATTCTGGAGATATGGTTATTGACGTAGCAGCCGAAGCTATTGCAAGCCAGACTTCAAGCACTCTTTTCAACCGTGATGCTTTTACAGAAGCGGTCTACACCATGGGCGATGCTTCAGATCAGCTTACCACAATAGCTGTTCACTCGGCAGTCATGAAACAGATGGTCAAGAATGACGACATTGATTATATCCCTGACTCAAACGGTCAGCTTACAATACCAACTTATATGGGCTTGCGTGTTGTTGTTGACGATGGACTTACTGTAACAGCCGGAACAACTGACGGCTTTAAATACACATCGGTTATTTTCGGAAACGGTGCATTCGGTTACGGCGAAGGAACGCATCCCAACCCTGTTGAAGTAGAGCGTGAAGCCTCCCAGGGTAACGGTGGCGGTATAGAGAAACTATGGGTAAGGAAAACATGGATTCTTCATCCGTTCGGCTTCCAGAATACTGGGACACCAGCCACCAACGGTTTTTCATATACTCTTGCAGAGCTTGCCGCTGCTACAGCATGGGACAGAGTGATTGAAAGAAAGAATGTCCCACTTTCCTTCCTTATAACAAACTAAAGATCATAGGGGAGTTTATGCTCCCCTATTATGAGGTGAGCATGACAGAAGAAGAAAAAGAAACAATAGAAAAGCCTAAAGCGGTTAAGAAGAAGTATAATAAAGACGGTCTAATACCAGGGCAGCAAGTCAAAGAAGATGATTATATAAAAATAATCAACGAACAAAGGCGTAAAAAAATGGCTAAAAAATATGCAAAGCCTAACAGCAGGATATATCAAGGCTGGAAGCGTCAGCAGGAGCGCAAAAAGCGTGATTTTATAAACTTTTATCCGCAAGATGTGCCGAAAGACGAATCCGATGCCTTGATCCGCTTCTACAAATCCGGCAACGGAGACAACTGGAACGATAATACAGGTTGGCTAACTGATCCGGTTGTTGGGAATTGGGCAGGGATTACTGTTGAAAATGGTCATGTTACTGGGATTTTTTTGATTAATGATGTTAATGTGACAACAGATATCAAACATCTTAAACCGTTAATAAAGCTACATGTTATTCAGTTGTATGGTACTGGTTGTTATGGTGATTTATCTTTGATTACTCATTTTAACGAAATAGAAAGAATTCATTTCGGAAATTTATACGGTGTTCATGGCGACATTATTGCATTGAAAGATAAAGGCCAATTACAAGAGCTGTTTTTAAATAACACCTCGGTTACTGGCGACATTATTAATCTAAATAGTGTGAATAGCTTACAAGTAATTAATTTTTTTAACACAAATATTTCCGGGTGTATAAATGATATATTTAATGTCAGTAATATTACCCTTTTTTCTGTTTCGAGCACTGACGTTACTGGAGATGTGAAAATTATACAGAGAATGCCGAGTCTGCAAGGCACTGGACAGTATCAAGGTGTTAGATTAGAAGATACAAATATATCAACTTATACACAAGGCACAATACCAACACTGACAGCTAATATTGACATCAGTAATCTAGGACTATCCCAAACAGAAATAGATAACTTCCTTGTAGACATGGACAATTCAGGCAGTACAAATTGTCCGATAAATGTTTCAGGTAATTCAGTACCATCTCAGACAGGACTAGATGCAATAGCAAGTCTAGAGGGTAAAGGTTGTACTATAACATACGACACACCATAGGAGATATAATGACAATACAGCAGAAGACAATAAACATAGCTTCAGGAGCATTATTCAGACTTGTCCATGACGGAACTAAAGTTATATCGCTGATAGAGGGTACAGATAAGGACAAAACAACATCAGAAAATACAATAGTAGAGTTTTTAACAGAACAGGAAGCTCTTGATTTTATACAGTCTAAAGGTCTTGAATATGAAACTCCTGAATAAACTGTATGCATACAGGTGGATCTTAGCAAGTATTGCGATATTTACCGTGTCTGCAAGTATATCCATGATGATTATTTTTTGCCATTAAAAGGAGGTATTATGGACTTTTTAACACCAGGATTAATAAGCACAATAGCAACGGCGGTTATAGGTATTGCAGGAGCTATTTTCGGTTCAAAGTATAACGATATGAAGAAGGTTTTAAAAGTTATAGTTCAGGCCGCTGAAGATGGAAAAGTAACAGCCGAAGAAGTGCAGAACATAGCACTATTAATAAAAAAAATAAAGGAGTAGTATATGGCTACAATTACAGAGACACTTTTGACAGGCACGGGCGACAGAACAGCAACAAAAACAACTCTTGCTGCTTCTGATACTTTTACGTATAGACCAGGTACAGGGTAAGTTCTTGTGCTTGAAAATGATACAGGGGCATCAGTTACACCAAATATAGTTGGCGACGGTGCAACAACAGTTCCTGTATCAGGATATGGCACAGTGGACGTTTCAGGTGGTTATAATACAGAATCAATCGCAGACGGTGCAACAGCCCTTATCCCGCTTGATTCAATCCGTAAATACCTAACAGGTACAATAACTATGACGGGCGCAGATGGTGCGGTTGCAATGCTAACAGGTTATTAACCTTAAAGCCCGGTTAAATCCGGGCATAATTAAATTGACCAAAAAAGACAGATATGTTTTTTTTACAAAAATGTAATAAAAGGGCTTGAAATGGCTATAGTTGTGGGTGAAAATTCTTATGTTACAGAGCAAGAGCTGCTTGATTATGCGGCTGCACGTGAAATAACTGTTTCCGGAACTCCTGAGGTATTGCTTATTAAAGCGATGGACTGGCTTGAGTTAAGATCATACAAGGGTACAAAGACAGAAGAAACGCAAGACCTTGAGTTCCCAAGAAACGGTGATACAGAAGTTCCAAAAGCTATTAAAACAGCTCAGGTTATTACAGCGATACTAATAGATCAAGGAGAGGATTTTTGGGGGGTTGTTGAACCTGCTATTAAATCAGAACGTATTGAAGGAGCTATTGACATTGAATATCAGGAGGGTGGCGCAAGTTCAAACCGATATCCTCAGCTTGATAATCTGCTATCACCTTACCTTGTTAATACAGGAATGAATATAAGGTTGGTGCGGTAATGGACTATACAGGTACAGCATATAGAATTAAGAAATATATCCATAAAAACGGCAAGACTTTGACCCTTAAAACTGGAACGGTTACAGGCGGCGATGAATGGAATCCGACAACCACAACTGAGACGAAAAGCATTATCGGAATACAGTCAGCTTTCCAAAAAGGGGAGGTCGATGGATCAATAATTCAAAGCAACGACAAAAAGTATATTGTCTCCAATGAATATGAAATAAGCACAACCGATAAGCTTATTGATGGCACAACCGAGTTTTCAATAATCAATGCTGATCCGGTCGCACCTGGTGGAACAACAATCTTATATATAGTTCAGGCGAGGGCATAATGGAGTCTTTTAGTAAGCAGATGAATGACATTATTAAAAAGACCAAAAACAACACAAGAAAAGCAGTTGCTGCTGGTTGTCTTGATATAACAAAAGAGATTATACAACGGACTCCGGTTGACACAGGTAGACTTAAAGGAAATTGGATCCCTGATATAAACAATATTCCTGACTATAGCCTTGATACTTACGATAAGTCAGGGAATAAAGCTATATCAAAGGCTAGTAGCGAAACAAACAAAATACAGATAGGCGATATATATTTTCTTATCAATAACCTTGTTTATGCCCCAGTAGCTGAATACGGGCTTTATCCAATACCGGGGGGAGAAAAAACTATAAACGGATATAGTACGCAAGCACCAGCAGGAATGGTAAGAACAACCGTTGAAGAAGCAGATTATCTTATTCAAAAAGCAGTCAAAATACATGGTGATACATGATTTCTATTAAAAACATAACAATAGGTATATTTAGTTATTTAGCTAACTATAGCGCAAGCTTGCCAGACCTGTATTGGCCGAATGTAAACAAAGAGTTACCTCAATATGAATATATCAAGGTTGATATTTTACCCGGCAATACGCAGTCTTTAGGCGTTAAATCGTTAGATCGTACACCAGGAATAATTCAGCTTATGGTTAATGTTGCAGAGGGCGTGGGATCAGTAAGACCGCTTGAAATAGCCGATCAACTTCTTGGATATTTCCCAAGAGGTACGGAGATAAACGAGTCAGGAACAAGAATAAGGATTGACAAAGCCGGATATACGGCTCCGGCAATGCAGAATGGGACATGGTACAGCGTGGCCGTATCAATCCCTTTTTATGTACTTAAATAAATAATAATTAGGAGGCTATATGCCAGCAGCTACAGAAGCCTTTACAACCGCAGGAAGTACAATAGCAGTTGTGAATGAAGTGCCAATAACTTTTGATGATATAGGTTTTGAAGCTTTAACCTATACTGATGTAGGAGAGATTACGAACTTAGGAGAGTTCGGAAAAGAGTATACGCTTGTAACTCATAACCCTATTGCAGACAGGCGGACAAGAAAAAGAAAAGGCTCTTTTAATGAGGGTGCAGTTTCCCTTGAAATGGCAAGGCTTGTAAGCGATGCAGGACAGACAATTCTGAATAATGGTGTTGATCTTGACGACTCACATTCATTTAAAATTACTTTGCAGGATGGAACAGCTCTTTATTTTACAGCTCAGATAATGTCTTTTATGACCAACCTTGGAGATGTTGATTCAATAACATCCGCAAGCTGCACAGTGGAAATTGATTCAGCCATTGTTGAGGTAGCACCAGTTTAAACATAAAGCCCTTTAACCGGGGCTTTTAACATTACTTTAAAATACAGAAAAGAGGTTTTATGGATTTATCAAATTTAAAAACAGTTGATGAAAATACACTTACACTTAAACATCCGGTAACTGGCGAAGATCTTACAGCAGACAACGGCGAACTTATGCAAGTAGTTGTTTACGGTGTTGACTCAGACCATTACAGAAAAGTGTTTGCTGATATTGCAAGGGAACTGGGCAAAAATAAAAAGAAACAAAATGATCCGGAGCTTTATGATAGGGCAACAACTAAGCAGCTTGCAGGGGTAACAAAAGATATTAAAAACGTATTTGAAAACAATGAGGAAGTCAAAGACGCTATGTATCTTTATAAAACTTATCCGTGGATCAAAGAACAGGTAGCAGAGTTCGTGGAGGATAGAGAGAATTTTTTGCCGAAGTAAAAAAACAGCTTGATATTTACATTGACCAACTGTCATGGCTTTACACCGTGCCAGACAAAGAAGAGACAAGCAGGCTTGAAAAGATAAAGAAAAATGAGGATGTAGACCTTGATAATATATTGCCTGATGTTGATTGTTACGAATATTTGCTTAACTGGCTTTCAGAAGCTGGTTTTTCAATGTCAGGCGGTATGGGAGAAGTTCCTTTAAGCTTTCAAGAAATATGGGCGTTCGGCTTCAAGTACGACATAACAAAGTTTGAAATGGATATGATAAGAAGCTTGTCTGAAAGATTTGTTGCAGGAAAGCAGAAGTATAAAAACCAATTTTATCCGCAACCATACAGGCGAGAAATAACAGAAGATGAAAGAAAACAGGTTGCAGACAAGATAAAATCAATCTTTGACCGCAGAATGAAAAAGGCTTAAATATGGCTGATATTGCAAGAATTGGGATAGAAATTGATACCCGATCTATGGAACAGGGTATGAAAAAGCTTGGTTTGCTTGGCGGTGAATCTAAGAAAACAGAAAAAGCAACAGACAGGTTAAGTAAATCTTTTAAAAGGATGGTATCATCAGCAAAGCGAGCTGGTACAGGTGCAATGAAACTCGGCAAAAAGATTACATCCCTTGCTAAAAATATGTTTTCTTTAAAGGGGCTCATACTTACCATAGGTATTGGTTATCTTGCAAAACAGTTCATAGATGCGGCGGCTTCAGCTGAAAGATTAAGGATAAGGCTTGATGCCTTTACAAAAGATCAAGGAGCTGAGTATTTTGATAAGCTTAATAAATGGGCGGCATTACTTCCGGTTAATACTGAAGAAGCTATAGACGCTTTTACAAAATTACAGGCATACGGTATTAAGCCGACAACTGACCTAATGACAACACTTGTTGATACAGTAACAGCCTTAGGCGGTCAGTCTGACAGCTTAACAGGTATTGCAAGGGCGTTAGGTCAGATACAAACAAAAGGTCGAGTTTCGGCAGAAGAAATAAACCAGTTAGCTGAGCAAGGCGTTAATGCAAGGAAATATTTATCTGAAGCTTTTAATTTATTACCATCTGCTTTTAACGAGCTTGACAAAGCTATCAAAGAAACAGGGGCAACTACACAAGATGCCATTGATGCAATCTTTTCGGGTATGAATAAAGAGTTCGGTGGTATGGCTGAAAGGATTAAAAACAGTTGGCAAGGCTTAATGAACCGCCTTATACATCAGTGGTTCAATTTTAGACGTATTACAATGGAGTCCGGCTTATTTCAGTTTATGAAAAGCCAGCTCCAAGAGTTTTTAGAGTTTGTAGAGTCTCCGGCCGGAACAAAAGCCATGAAAGAATGGGCTAAAAAAATTTCAGGGTATGTTTTTGATGCAACAGAATTCATGATTAAATCTTTTAAAGGAGTTATAATAGTTGTAAGTGGAATTGTTGAAGAAGTTACAAAAATGTTTAAAAAGATTAAAATGATGCCTTTAATCGGCGATGAAAAATATAAAAACTATATAAAAGCAAAAAACAATATAGACAGTTTGAGAGAGTCTCAGCAAAAAGCATTAAAGGCCTACGCTAAAGCTACATCAGAGTTGAAGACATCAGCTTTTCCTGGGCAAGTAGAGGAAAGAATCGGTTTTTTAGAGCAAGTTATTGACACAACAACACAAAAAATAATTGAATCAAGGAAAAAAATTGATTCTTTTGAAAAAGAAAGCCCGTTATTTAAAGAGTCTGAGAAACAAGCAAATTCACTTCGTGATACTTTATTAAGTGTCCTTGAAGATGCTTTGAAGGCTTCAC